CATCAAGAACAGACTCTACTAAAGCCCTCTGCTTCTCCGTTTCAAACTCTCCACGCCGCATCGTTTCCTGCAACAAAGCAGAAGCCTTCTGCATCTTGACCTGAGCCTGCGAATCTGCAAGACCCTGTGAAATCTCGTTCTCAACCTTGAACTCCAGATCACTCAACGCTGTAAGCGCCTCTGCACTTAGTTCAGCGGGCGCAGACAGGCGGGCTGCGGCAGCCATGTTCCCAATCTGAGTCAACCTACTGATCGCATCCCGTGAAGACGTAGCCTGAGAACTCGTCAGGGTTCCAGCCAACGCTGCAACCTCTTCAAACTCTGAAGTTACCTGATCGCCAAGAGCGATCCGTATATCCTCCAACCGATCCGACAGATCGGTTTCCATCTTCGTTGTGCGTTCAATAACACCAGTTTCAATAGCGGTCTGCTGCTCCACGCGACCGGTTTCAAACGATTCCAGTTCAGACTTCAAACCAGTCTTGATATCACCTATACGGCCCTCAGCGCGCGTGGTGGTTTCCTCCAACACGCGACTGCGTTCCGCTGCGGCATCGCCAAGGGCGGTACCCATCTCGTCGTAACGCTGAAGGATATCTGCCGAATAATCTGGGGTTGTGATTGTAGCGAACTCATTACGGATCGCTTGGGTTAGATCCGTGGTTCCTAGTTCTGCCATCCGGGTGCGAATGGCCGCATGTTGGGGTTCCGTAACTAGTCCACCGAATATCTCTACGATTGCTGCGTCAACATCCACGTCACCGTCGCCGTCGCCGTCGCCGTCGCCGCCGCCGTCGCCACCACCGGTAGCGGTGACACCACTCAGGTCGCAACCGTTAGTGCCCCAAACGCCACCCTGTGCCGCACACTCTGTCTGCCTCTGAGCGACCTCTTTGACAATCCGATCCATGTCAGCATTGAATACCGAATCCGCATCAGGACCGCCCTCCATCTTGGTGCTGAAGATTTCCGTGAAGGTAAAGTCTGGCTTTCCTTCAGTAAGCAAGTTCGCATCGGCCCCAGCAGCGGTGCCCTTGTAGAGTGTGGAACTCAATCCCATGCTCTTCACCAACGCGTTGTAATCCTCGTCAGACATCGCGTCCAACTCTTTCAAATACGCATCAACATCCGCCTGCGTAACATTCTTCACCGCCTGCGCTTCGACCTCCGCTGCCGAAGGCAACGTGCTTACGAAATGCTGAACCGCTGCAAAGTCTTTGAAGACCCCCGGATCAGCCCGGCCCTCAAGGGCACGATTCCCGTAATGTTCCTGAACCGCCGGGTCGTTATACCAAGTGTTGAACTGATCCCTGTCCGCTGGTGACATTTCCCCGTATGACGCTGCCGGGGTCATCTCCCCGGCATCGTCATACACCGGACCAGAAGGATCATAAGACGCACCAAACAGGTCAACGCCAGTGTCTTCCGCGTACATTTCAGCGAACTGGAGTGCACCAGCGTCATCACCCTGCGCCTGCAAACCCGATATGTATCGTTCTGCTTCGGAGGCGCTGCCTCCAAGAGCACGAACCTTTGCCTGAGCAGGGTTTACACCGCGACCCTCCAGAACAGTGGGTCGTTCACCGGTCCAAACAGAAGGTTCCTGAAGAAAGTTGTCGATACCGGATATCGCTGATCCGATGCCGCCCATGACGCTGCCCGCCGCTCCCGTCACGGCATTCCATGCACCACCAAGGGCAGAATCTATCCTACTACTCCAATCATCTGCCTTGGCATCCATGCTGTCAATACGTTCAGCAACAGGACGGAAGATAGACGACCTAGTGGCAGCATCCTGCATATCCCATCCCATAGACGTTGACGGCACACCGCCTGTCATCTGTGAGAACCAACCCGGATCGGAAGAACCGGGAGCCGGTGCAGGACCAAGTGGTCCCCCAAGGCTGGGTCCAGATGTTGGCCCCGACGGGAAGAGGCGGTTTGTTTGATCCTGAAATGGTAAATCAGGGGTCGTGTACCCGGTCGTGGCCGGAGCGGGCCGTCCCCACGACGCCCCTTGGAACGCTGGTCGTGCCGCACCCGGAGTAATACCAAGAGCCTCCAACATGCCCAAATCCAAATCATTCGGACTCGTCAAAACGCCTTCAGCAGACTTGAATGGACTGGTGCCCCCTGCCTTCTGGGCGTCCGTAAGAGGTGTCCACGGATACCCACCGCCACCCATTAGACCATCCCCTGCAATGCCTGAGTCAAAGTAAACCTTCTCATAGCGTTCGCAATGGCGTCAGACTCTAACCCCCCATAAAGGTTCTCCTCCAACATGCTCCGCTGCCTATCCAACTGTAGGCGCGCTTCCTCCTGAGAAGACATGGCACCCATCTGCGCCATCTGCTGCGCCCCGTAAGAACGCTCACGGGCACGCTGATGCTGCCCAGAATCCAGCATCCCACGCTGATTGAAAGCACCCGGAATACGTCGCAACGTATCCTTGAAGTTCTGATTCAACTGAAAACCTTGCAGCGCAGAGGAACGATCCAATCGTTCACTCGCACGCTGAATATCATCCATCCCGTAACCATACTCGGTGGTACGGGCATCAATACCTTCAGCGCGGGCCTGATAAGTGGGGTAAGCCACCGCTCACCCCCACACGGCTAGAGTATTAGAAACCAAAACTTTCTTGGTTGCGGTCCCATCCGTATCGTACATAATCAGGTAATCCGTAGCCGCTATAGTCGCGCCCAGAGCGACCAGATTGCTCGCATCCACAGTAAGGGCAATAGCGCCACTCGTCCCACCCCCGGACAAACCGCCGTTTGAAGGCGTCGTAACAGCAGTTATATCCCCGGTAGGAACCTGATCTATACGCTGAGTGATCCTCGTAGGCATCGTGGCTCCTAACCGAAGTAGGTGACATAGGCCGTACTGGTAGAAGAAACGCGAATAAACTTCACGTCAGTCAAGTCATCCAGATACAAGTCGATGACACTATACGGGTTGATGTAATGCCCCACGCTCGCTGTAGGCGTATCCCACCGGAGCCGAACAGGTTCGGCTCCATTCGTGAACATGGCTGAAACCGCTCCCGCAGGGACGGTGCAGCCAATCGCCGTACCAGCAACAGTTAGTTCCTGATCGCCTACAACGGACCCATACTCTGATGCTGCTCGCCTGATACTCATATTTGCTCCTACGGCTCCAGCGCCGTTACGCGAGTCTCTAAATCGTCCAGTTTTTCTTGAATCTTACGAAGTTCGTATTCAATAGAACGTGCATTCTGTCCCAAAAACTTGTGTGTCGGCTTATATACGACTGGCATCAGTCCTCCCAGTACGACTGCTCGTCCCGCATCAGCAGGACACCAACCGAATCCATGACATCAGCAAGAGCCGTGTTGACACGACCCACCTCAGCCCACACCTCATCCAAATCTTCGCTTACATCCACCACGCGGGCAAAGGACTGCATATCCATAGTGGATTCAATGGAAGACACTGTTGCCTCCAACTGGTCGATGCGCGCCACTAGGCGTGCAGAAGACCATGTAACCGTACCGACTATTGCTGCTACAGACAGAATCAGACCTAGTGCGACGGTCGGGATTTTGACTTGGCGAATATCGGTCGGAGTGTCCATTATCTTGGTGAATATCGGTCGGTTCGTCCATTATCTTGGTGAATATCGGTTGGTTCAGTCATCACTCAATGGCGTGTACTGGTCCGAGGATGCGGCCATCGGCACCGACGCTGGCATCAGCATAGAACTGTTGGCAGAAGGTCAGAGCCTCCGCTTCGGTCTGTTCGGACACACCCCAAGTTTCCAAGTCGGTCAAATCGGCAGTCTGGATTAGATAGCCAACGCGGTATCCGTCGCCATCCACGCCCCACGCTGCTTCGGCATAACCGCCACGATCCGCTATTACTTCCTCTGGACCCGTGCCCGAATGGCCGTCGCTGAGTTTCCACTTCAGATAGATCATCGGGCCAACTCCAACCGAGCCTGTTCGGTTATCTGCTTTTCTTGTGCTTTGATTAGATCCTCCAACATGCCCGCTTGGTGCATCGCATCCAACTGCGCCCACTGAAGCCCACCAGACATGATTTGCAGATTCGTCTGCCGCGATAGACGTTTCGCCCAGTAATCGGGTTCAGCGTGTTCGATCTCATCGCGGGTGAAATGGTCAGACGCATTGAAAATGTCCATCATCACGGCTAGTTCACGTTGCGAACCGATCATCAAAACTTCCGTGTATTCCAGACCGACCTGTTTTTCTTCGGCTTCTACGGCATCAAGTTCATCACCAGTTTCCAGCAACCGAGTAATCTCAATCTTCTGCTTCTTCACCCCCAACTCTGCCACCCGTATAGTGTGACAGGTCGATTGGATCTCCTGAATCAACTGGTAAAACTGCATCTCTGGCGTGTCATGCTGCCCAAGAACGAAATGAACGATTTGATAACGGCTTCGCGGCTGCTGGATTTCCGCTATCGCCTCAGAAATATCCATCACAAACCTGCCGTGTTCGCACAACCAGATGCGCCTTCAATAGAAGTAGACATGCTAGACGCCGCCGCAGACCGCGTATCTGACGGGAAAGCGTACTTGTCGATGGAAGGCTGGTAACTCCCACCACCCGACTGCCCGCTGCCAAAGTATCCAGCAGTACCCGAATCCGCAAACCCCATGCCATAGGTACGGGCGACAGACATAGCAGTAGTCGTGGAACGGGCATCAGTAGCAAACAACCACTTGTCTACTGTCGTGACAAAGGAACTACCGTCGTAACCACCAGCGAGGTAACCCGCCGTACCCGAGTTCGCCATACCAAAGACTCCATATCTGCCCGCCGCCAAAGCAGTAGAAGCCGCTGACGTATCAGTGGAGAAAGTCAACTTGTTTGTGGCACTAGCGGCGCTGCCCGTCCAACCGCCAGACCAATAACCTGCCGTACCAGAGTTTGCGAAAGCGCCAAGGTTATTTGTGCCCGTTACCAACACGGAAGCAATATTAGAAACCGCATCGGTTGAGTAAGTTATCTTTGATGCAGAATCAAACCGTGTCGGGTTGTCGAAGCCGCCACCGACATACCCAGCAGTACCCGAGTTAGCGCAACCCGCATTGCCGTAACCCCGTGGATTCAACCATGCGATATTGGAACGTGAATCAGTGGAGAACACGAACTTGTTAGACATCGTGTTGGTGCCGCTACCGCCCTGACAGTAACCAGCCACTCCCGAGTTCGCGTGCCCTGACGTGTAAGCGTTCGTAACGCTGAGTCCCGTACCAAGTGTGGATCGGGTGAAAGAGGGGAAGGTGAACTTGTCTACAGTCGTACTGGTGGATGCCGCAGCGCCACCGAAAGCGTAACCAAAGCGGAGTTGCCCCGTGGTGTGCGACGGCGTGTTGCCGTATGGTCCCGTTCCAACTTCGTTGATCGCCGCCACATTGAAGTTGTAGGTAGTAGATGCAGTCAAACCGCCCGCCGAATACGTTGTTCCCGAGGAACCCGTATCGGCAACGATGACACCACCGTCACGCTTGATGGCATAGCCCGAAATGGTGCCCCCGCCAGCATCACCTGCCGACCAAGACAGGGCAATAGTGTCGGCTGCCGTACCAGATAGCGACAGGGTGCCCGGTGCGGCGGGCAGAATAGCACCGCCCTGACCTGCTACAACTGACAAGAAAAAGGACATCTAACCGACGTTTCCAATCAACGACCAAGCATTCGTACCAATCTTCAACGCACATATAGTAGTGTAACGGTCCTTACAGGTCAATGTCGAATCCTTCGACGTGACCGTGGCACCGGTACCCGCAGCGAACGTAAGCGTTCCCGTTCCGTTCCGCTCATAGTAAATAGTCGCACCAATGGCGAATGCCTGAGCAGAGTTCTGCGGCAACGTGACCACCGCTGTAGCGTGCGTTGAAAGAACATACTTGTTCTCATCCCCCAAGGCGGGAGCGATAGCAGCGGTAGAATCAGTTGCGACATTCAGATGAGAAGTCAGGTTACCAGTCACCGTCAGGTCATCGGTAATCGAAACATTACCGTCAGCAACCTCTAGGGCATTCGCCCCATTAGTGCCCGTGATAACCAGTTTCTCTTCGGAGGCATCCCACAGCATGTTGTCGCCTGCGGTCGCAGAATGAAATGTAATGTCCACTCCTGCACCATCTGCCCCAAAGTTCTGAGCAGCAGTCAAACCGGCGGGACTGAAAGTCAACGCCGCCGTTCCGCTGGTCGCACCTCCGGCCAAGCCAGAAGCAGCCGCAGTCGTAACCCCGGTTATGTCACCGGTCGTAGGCGCAACCCACGACAAACCAGTAGCGGTAGTCGAATCAGCAGTAAGAACATGAGTGTTCGTGCCCGCCGCTAGACGCCCCACGGCGTCAGCACCCGTAGCAACAATCAAGTCGCCCAAAACATCAACAATGTCGTTCTGGACAACACCGGGTGTGGTATTGACGAACGCTTCAATATCGTCGTTGTTCTGGTTTACATCCGCTGCGACGATAGTCGTTCCAGCGGAGAACGTGTTCGTAACAGCAAGAGTTGCCATTTACCTAAGTCTCCTTGGTGTGTAAGTGAACGCCAAAGCGTTCACTTCCCAATGGTTGTCGGAAGAAGGCCCGCTGACCTTCATACTAATACTTCTACCTGTCCCAAGTGTGGGCAGATTCTGCACATTCGCAGTCAAATCGGCTGAAATGGCATCCCACTCCGCCAAATACACTGAAACGGGGTCCGCATCATCCCATTTCGCCGTATCCCAACGCGACTGAGACACCTTCCCCACTACCGACAAGTTGAAAGAGTTGGTTTGCTCAGACTTGTCGAAATCCTTGTAAATCAGAATCGGCAACGTGATCGTCGCCTCCGCTGACAACACGACACGCGGGCGCCCCCATCGCTTCTTCACAATCGGATTCTTACCCGTCACCCAACGGGTAACAAAGTACGAAACGATATGTGCCTCCGTGGAACCAACATACCGGTCGCTGGTGCGGTTCTGATCGTCTTCCACATCAACGAGAATCCCCGTGTTGGCAACGCAACCACCATAAACGGTCGCTGCGGCATTCGGGGGCCGATACGCCAGCATCGGACCAACATCAATATCGGTCATAACCCAAGAACCATCCGCGCTGATCGTCGGATCATAAATGAATACTCGCCTTGTCGTTACGGCGTTTTCAATCCAGTCTGTCGAAACATACAACTTGTTGTTTCCCCACGCCAACTGAGGTGGACTCGTGGTACGTATGCGTCCATCATCTAAAGCAGGAGACAACTTGGAGAACAACCAAATAAACTGTTGCCCGTTATAAAGATAAACACCTTCATTGGCGGACCAGAAGAACACCCCGAACGGCGAATGCACCGGGGACGACAGCGGGGTAGAACCCACGCTGTTCGTCAACGTAACCACCTGAAACGAATCAGAATCGAAACCATAGATCGCATACACGCTGTTGGACTTGAATACCAACAAACGGTCACCCATCGGGAGAAGACCGGTGATGTAATCACCGTGTTCTCCCTTATCAATGTCTACATAGTCGGCGGCAGCCCATGACTCCGGGTCGTTGCTATTACTCCACCTGACCCGGTACTTGTAACTCGTCCCCGATTCGACCGTGTTGGCTGACCACGCAAAGTTGTTCCAAAAGGCCACATATTGGGCCTGCGGGAAGTTACCGGCAGAACCATTCAATACGAGGCCAAGATCCGCTCCGCTGGATCCATCCCACTTGAATGAAACCTTGTCGCCAGACACCCCGTAAGCGACATTGTTCATTGTCATCCCGTATACACGCGTACCAGCGGTACGGGAAGTGATGCCTGTGATGTCGGTGAAGTTGCCGGAGGTCGCATAAGCGACAGCGGTGCCATAGTTGACCATGATCTGACTGGTGCCAGTATCAGTGTGCATACCCCAAATGCCTTTGATGTCGGCACTCAACGCTGTCGTGTTGAGGCGATCCACACCGTCGCGCATACGAATGCCGCCACGGGGATCAACGAGTACGTTCAACAGGTCGGGGGATTCGTTATCCGCGAGGTTGAACTGATCTGAACGAAAGTTCAGACCCCCGGTGAAGGCTTCAAGAACCTCTAGTTTGAACTCTCTGCGGGCCACAGCCCGCTACCACT